TCTTCAATATAGGATGAGTACCCCCCGTTAAATATTTGGGACTCCACCCCCCGGGGGGTATATTTTTAAAATATAATTTTCTTGTCCTTCACGTGGACACGGGGGTGCGTAGATTTTTCATTAATACTTGTTCTATTGGTGCTGCGTACCCCCACCTTTACACACCAAACAAAACACTGTTACACTTCGCACATATAAACCTCTCAAACAAGGTTGTATGCAAATTCCTGTTGAGCCAAACCTCGACAAACCCATACCAGTTAAGGCTGAGTCGCAAAACGGCAAAACCTTATCGCAGCGAATGAAGATCGCTGGGAACACTGCACTCTTATTAAAAGAGCTCGGTGTGGATGAGACCGTCACCCCCGAAGAAGATGCAAAAGCTAAAGAAATGTTCGCCAAACTCGATGAGACGGACGACACAACTACTCAGCCAAGCCCAGAAGAAGCACCAATGAACGACGTTGCTGTGGCCATACGGCTAGGCGACTATATATCTGAGTACGAAAAGCAGGTTGTCGCAGACAAAATTCAGGTTCGGACCGTGGTAGTCAACCGGTTAATGGAGATTAGCCAGGACAAAGACAACAGAACTGCCCTAAAAGCCTTGGAATTACTAGGAAAAGCGTCGGATCTGTTCACAGAACGCTCTGAAATCACCATCACCCACCAGACTAGTGACGAGCTTAAGGCTGCAATCAAGGAGCGGATCAGTCAACTCATGCAAATGCAGAAGATTGACAACAAAAGTAAGACAGAAAACCGCTTGGCACAACTAAATCACAACCCCAAAGACGTTGTAGACGTCGAAGCCAAAGAAAAATGACCCCGCAAGTCACTGAAAAACCAGCAAAAGTCGACTTAACACCGGTCGAATTGGAGTTTTTGGCTAAAAATCTGGATCACATGGGTGAATCAGAGCTCAGAACGTGGCTAAAGAAGCTCGATGTCACGGTAGATAACGAGGTAAAAGACCAATCCCAAGAAAAATTCATGGCTTTTGTTAAAAAAGTTTGGCCGAGCTTTATTGAAGGAGCACATCATGATGAGATGGCGCAAGCATTTGAAAGAGTCGCACGAGGAGAATGCAAGAGACTTATTATTAATATGCCACCTCGTCATACAAAATCTGAATTTGCTAGTTATCTCCTTCCTGCTTGGTTTCTGGGTAAATTTCCTGAGAAAAAAGTTATTCAAACCAGCCATACCGCTGAGCTTGCTGTGGGCTTCGGACGCAAAGTCCGTAATTTGGTCGACTCCGATGTGTACAAATCCATCTTCCCCAACGTGGGACTCCAAGCTGACTCGAAGGCAGCGGGTCGTTGGGCAACTAACAAGGGCGGAGACTACTTTGCGATTGGTGTTGGGGGAGCGGTTACTGGTAAAGGCGCTGATATCCTCATCATTGACGATCCGCACTCAGAACAAGAAGCAACACTAGCGGAAAGCAACCCAGAGGTGTACGACAAGACCTACGAGTGGTATACATCTGGTCCTCGTCAGCGTCTACAGCCTGGTGGGTCCATCATCATCGTGATGACACGGTGGTCTAAGCGGGATCTGACTGCCCAAGTGGTCAAAGCAGCCCAACAAAGGTCGGGGGAGAACTGGGAAGTCATTGAATTTCCTGCAATTTTGGACGACGGGCTACCTCTGTGGCCAGCCTTCTGGAGCCTTGGTGAGTTAACTGCGTTAAAACAAGAATTGCCCAACGCTAAGTGGCAGGCGCAGTACATGCAGTCGCCAACGAGCGACGTGTCAGCAATCATCAAGCGGGAGTGGTGGCAAGTCTGGGAGCATGAGAGTCCGCCGCAATGCGAGTTTCTTATTCAGTCTTGGGATACGGCCTTCCTGAAGACGCAGCGGTCCGACTACTGCGCTTGTACGACATGGGGAGTGTTCTATCAGGCAAACAGCCGGGGGCTTGAGGTTCCCAATATCATATTGCTCAATGCCTTTAAAGAACGGATGGAGTTCCCGGAGTTAAAACAGAAAGCGTTTGAAGAATATAAAGAGTGGGAGCCAGATGCACTAATTGTTGAAGCCAAGGCTTCTGGAGCCCCTCTTGTCTTTGAACTTCGGGCGATGGGTATACCAGTCCAAGAGTACGTACCGTCAAAAGGTAGCGATAAAATTGCCCGCTTGAACGCAGTTGCTGATATATTTGCATCTGGGAGGGTATGGGTTCCAAATACGCACTGGGCTGATGAGTTAGTTGAAGAAGTTGCAAGCTTCCCCAGCGGCGAACATGATGACTTGGTGGACTCAATGACCCAGGCACTATTGAGATATAGAAAAGGCGGGTTTATACAGCTGGACTCCGATGAAGAAGACGAGCCACTAGCATTTAGATCCAGGCGGAACAAAGGCTACTACAACGTGTAAGGCAAGATTATGGCAATAGAAAAATCACTATCACAGGCCCCGATGGGACTAGGTGCACTTCCAATCGAAGAGATTGGTCCAGAGATCGAGATTGAGATCGAGGATCCAGAGTCAGTAGAGATTGGCATTGATGGCATGCCCATCCTACGCATTGAAGAAGAGGAGCCTAGTGATAAGGACTTTGACGCCAACCTAGCCGAGTACATGAGTGAAGAGCAGCTACAGATGTTAGCTAGCGACTTGGTGGGTGACTTTGATGAGGACATCAGTTCCCGCAAAGACTGGATGCAGACTTACGTTGATGGCTTGCAGTTGCTGGGTATGACTATTGAAGAGCGAGCAGAACCTTGGGAAGGCGCATGTGGTGTGTATCACCCACTCTTGTCTGAGACGCTAGTTCGGTTCCAAGCTGAGACCATCATGGAGACATTCCCTGCCATGGGGCCAGTTAAGACAGTAATTATTGGCAAAGAGACACCTGAGAAAAAAGCGGCGGCTGAACGTGTTGCTGATGATATGAACTATCAGTTAACAGAAGAGATGCCAGAGTACAGACCTGAGCATGAGCGCATGCTCTGGGGCTTGGGACTATCTGGTAACGCATTTAAGAAAGTCTATTTTGATCCGGGTATTGGTCGACAAGTATCAATGTTCGTACCGGCAGAAGACTTAGTTGTTCCTTACGGCGCATCAGATTTAGCGAGTGCGGCACGTGTGACTCACGTCATGCGTAAGACCCCCAACGAGGTTAAGAAATTACAAGTAGCAGGCTTCTATCGTGACATCGAGTTGCCAGAACCTGTTGATGCGTTCGATGAAGTTGAGAAAAAGATCGCTGAGAAGATGGGCTTTAGAGCGTCAGTTGATGATCGCTATAAGCTCTTGGAAATGCAAGTTGATTTGGACTTGGATGGTTATGAAGATGTAGATGACGACAATAAGCCAACAGGTATTGCGCTACCCTACATTGTCACCATCGAGAAGGCTAATGGTACTATTTTGGCCATTCGTCGCAACTGGAGGCCAGAAGATGAACATAAGAAGAAGCGTTCGCATTTTGTGCATTATGGTTACATTCCCGGTTTTGGTTTCTACTGCTTTGGTCTTATTCACCTCATCGGGGCGTTTGCTAAGTCAGGAACTTCAATACTCCGCCAACTCGTTGATGCAGGATCTCTTGCCAACTTACCTGGTGGCTTCAAAGCCCGGGGTATGCGAGTCAAAGGCGATGACACGCCGATAGCACCTGGAGAGTGGCGTGACGTAGATGTGCCCGCTGGAACAATGCGGGATAACTTCTTACCATTGCCATATAAAGAGCCAAGTATGGTTCTTGCTGGTCTCATGGATAAGATCATCGAAGAAGGCCGACGCTTCGCAAGCGCTGCTGATCTTCAAATTAGTGACATGTCCAGCCAAGCACCAGTTGGTACAACACTAGCGATTCTGGAGCGTACATTAAAAGTAATGTCCGCTGTACAAGCCCGCATCCACTACTCATTTAAAGAGGAGCTTCGGTTACTCCGTGACATCATTCGTGATTACACTCCAGATACTTACACATACGAGCCAGAAGTTGGTAGCCCACGTGCGAAGAAGTCTGACTATGACGACGTAGACGTCATCCCAGTCTCAGATCCAAACGCCGCAACCATGGCGCAGAAGATCACGCAGTATCAAGCTGCTCTTCAGTTAGCCCAGACCGCACCACAGATATATAACTTACCCCAGCTGCATCGCCAGATGTTAGACGTGTTGGGTATTAAGAACGCTAACAAACTTGTTAAGTTGCCAGAAGATCAGAAGCCCGAGGACCCAGTCAGCGAGAACCAGAACATTCTCATGATGAAGCCAGTCAAGGCATTCTTGTATCAAGATCATCCAGCACACATTCAAGTGCATATGGCTGCTATGCAAGACCCCAAG